TTGGCGATGTTAACATTGCAGATACAATAATATTAAAAGGCCAAGCAAATTCTGCTAATGGATATATTATATTTGGTACTAGTAACAACAGTCAAAGTTTAGGTCGTGCAGGAACTGGACCACTTACCTGGTCAAGCGACATGTCACTTGTTGGTAATGTTACTGCAAATAATTTTGTAGGTAACGTTAACTTTAGTAACGGTGATGTAAATGCCAATAGCTTTACATCAAATACATTTATTGGTGGTAACTTCAGAGGTAGATTAATTACAGCTAATCTTACAGGCACCAATACAGCAGAGTTAATAAGAGCTAATATTGCTGATAGTGATATATTCACTGTAACAGCCGGAGGACTTGCTACTAACCAAGGATATGTTGAATTTGCTACATATGATGACGGCAATGAACCAATATTCTTTAGACAGTATACTGGTAATACTGCCACAAGTAATTTAACTCTGTTATCTACAGCTGGCGACACGATTCTAAACAAAAATTTATCTGTACCAGGAAATATTTCACTTACTGGTGGCGGTAATATAAGCACTATCGGCAATATAACTGCAGGTAATTTTAGTGGTACTCTTACTGGAATTGCTAACTCAGTTGCCACTACAACTCTTGTTAGTGCAATTATGGCTAATGGTGGCAGTGGTCAAGACTTCTTTAGATTAGCGGTTGGCGGCACAAGCACAGATCAAGGGTTCGTAGAAATTGCGACTGGTGATAATGCTGCAGAACAAATATATGTAAGACAGTATCAAAATGTAAGTGGAAATCCTTTTGGTGGTATTGTTCGTGAAGCTGCACTTTTAGATGCTGGTGGAAATACTATATTCCCAGGAACCGTAATTGCTAACAGCGGAGTAAGATCAGCAGGTACGCTTTCTGTAACAGCTGGCAATTTTGCTAATCTAAGTGGCCCAGTTAATATTTTAAGTGGATATAATCTTACTTTCTTTGGCGGTGGTGATATTGTTAATGTAGGAAGTATTAGTGGAACTACATTAAGTGCGACCGGTACAATACGAGGTGACAATTTATGGGCAAATAACACATTACAGGTTGGTGTTTCAACCCCTATATTATTGTACAGTAATGGATTCATCAGTACAAGTGGAAACATAACAGCATCCGGTTCACAAATTTCTACAACAGGAAATATAAGTGTTGGTGGAAATATAAGTGCTGGTGGTAACTTAACTTCAAATAGAGTTATTGCTAATAATATTAATGTAACCTCTACATTAACAGCTTTAAGTTTAGTTGGTGATTTAACAGCTAATAATTCAAACGTAGGCAATAGAACAGGTATTACTTCAAGCGTTTCAGGCAATGTCACAGGTAATATGTTCATTTCTACTGGCACAGGAACTGGAAATAATTATAGAATAGGTTCTGCTGCATGGTTAGGAGATATAAGTGATGCTGATACAGTACGTATTACTGGATTAACTAATCCAGCTAATGGATACATAGTATTTGGTAATGGAAACAATGCTGCTAAGTTAGGTCGGAACGGTTTAGGTGCATTAACTTATACTGGTAATGTAAGTGCAACCGGTACAATTACTGCTAATAATTTTGTAGGTAATTTCACAATTGCTAATGCTGATGTCAACGCAAATAGTTTTACATCAAATAACTTCTTTGGTGGTAATTTTGTCGGCAGACTAACTACAAATGCATTAACTGGAACAAGCAATGCTGAAATAATACGAGCAAATATAGCAACAAGCGATTTCTTTGCATTGACAATAGGAGGTACTGCTGCTGATGCAGGATTTGCAGCACTCGATATTGGTGATAACGGCAACGAACAAATATTTGTAAGACAAATTACAGGATCAACACCAACTCGCACATTAACACTACTTGATGCAAGTGGAAACACTATTTTACCAGGAAGTTTATCAATTGCTGGTAACGTTAACACTACAGCTAATATTACTGCAAATAATTTTGTTGGGACACTAGCGGCTTCTGTGGCAGGTGGAGTGAGTGCTAGTATAATTAATACTACTGTTGCAGGTTCTGATTTCTTCAGAGTTGAAATAGGTGGCACAAGTGACAGTGGTTACGTTTCTATCGATACTGCAAACGAAGGTACTGAACCAATATATGTAAGACAATATAGCTCCACACAAGTTAATCCATATAACACACTGGTGCGTGAATTAACACTGTTAGGTCCAACTGGTAACAGTGTATTCCCAGGAAGTGTGTCTATTGCTGGTAGTATTTCAGCAGCAGGTAATATGACTATTCCTAACTTGAGTGTAACAGGTAATGTTCTTGTATCCGGTGCTACTGTTTCACTATCAGGTAATATTACTGCTACAGGTAATATTACTGGATTAACAAGTTTAAGTATAGTATCTGGAATAACAGCTGGTTCAATATTGTCACAAGGAACACTAAGCGCATTATCAAATATTACAACACCAGCTAGTATATCTGCGACCGGTCTCATTGAATCTTTCGGAAATATGAGAACCAGTGCTAATTTATGCGTTGTTGGTAATATTGTTAACCCATCAGGTAATATCACTTCTAATGTACATCTTGGTAATACTGTTTCAGTTTTAGGTAATATAAGTGGTGCTAGTTTGTTTGGTAATCTAAGTGCTACTTCTGCTGTAATTACAAGTGTGACAGGAATAAGTTCAAGTGTTACAGGTAATGTAACAGGTAACATTATTATATCAAGTTCAACAGGTGCAGGACAGAACTTTAGAGTTGGAACAACAGCTTGGATAGGTGATATATCTGTTAACGAAACTTTAATGATTAGCGGTCAAGCTAATGCAGCTAATGGATATATTGTATTTGGTAATGGTAATAATTCAGCTAGATTAGGTCGTGCAGGTAATAATCCATTGACTTACACAGGTGATATGTCGTTAACTGGTAATATCACTGCAAATAATTTATTTGGTAATGTAACTATTAGTGGTGATTTAGTTGCGAATAACTTCACAGCTAACAACTTTATTGGTGGTAACTTAGTTGGTACTTTAACATGTAACAATTTGACAGGTACAAACAATGCTAATTTAATACTTGCAAATATTGCTTCAAGCGATTACTTTAGATTAACTGTTGGTGGTACTGGAGCAGATTCAGGATTCGTATCATTTGATATAGGTGATAATGGTAATGAACCAATCTACTTTAGGCAATATACTGGACCTAGCACTATAACAAGAGAAGTAACCTTACTTGACTCTACCGGAAATACAAGATTACCTGGTAACTTATCAGTTGTGGGCAATATATCTACTGCTAATAATATTAATGCTAATAATATTACTGCTAATACGTTTATTGGAAATCTACAAATATCACTAACAGGAACTAATGCAGCAAGCATTATTAATACTACAATTGCTGATAATGATTACTTTAGAATTCAAGTTGGTGGTTCAGGGTCAAATGCAGGATTTGTATCATTTGATACTGCAAACGAAGGTACTGAACCAATTTTTGTAAGACAATACACAGAAAGCGGTGGAAATCCGTACGGTGTAGTAGCACGTACATTAACTTTACTAGATGGTGCTGGTAATACACAAATGCCTGGCAACTTAAGTGTTACTGGAAACATAAATTCAGCGAGTATTATTAGTGCTTCAAGTGTAATTGGTAGTATAGTTACACCTGGTCTAAATGCAAGTATGACTGCAAATGCTATAACTGGTATCATTGCAGGAGATGACTACTATAGAATACAAGTCGGTGGTACAGGTGCTAATGCTGGATTCATATCTATTGATACTGCAGATAATGGTAACGAACCTATCTTTGTAAGGCAGTATGCAAATAGTGGTGGAAATCCATTCGGTACAGTAACAAGACAGTTAATCCTATTGGATGAAACAGGTAATACTTCACTGCCAGGTAATTTACAAATAACTGGTGGTTTCAGTAATGTAGGCATATCAGCGTCCGTAGGTGGGTCCGCTCAAATTGGTTACAGAATTGCGCCTGTACAAACAAAAAATAGTAGCTACACAGTAACTACAAATGACACAGATACTTTAATTTATTTTGCAGGACAACCAGGAGGAACTCAACTAAATATTCCTAATGAGACAACACAACCTATACCTTTTGGAAGTCAGCTTCGTATTATAAATGGGGATAGTACTCAAAACGTAACTTTAGCTTCTGGTTTAGGTGTAACTCTTAGATATCAAGGTGGAACAGGAACAAGAACATTAGCACCTTTTGCAGATACTACCTTAATAAAAGTAGCAGCGAATACCTGGTATGTTAATGGTTGGGGCATAACCTAAAAACTCCAGTTGGGGATAAATACATATGTTCTCTCTCTATATGGGAGACTTATGCAGTTCCCCAACTGCGTAGGACCTAGAACGTTCACATTTAAGGAGATTAAACAAAATGGGTAGAGCATTAAAAATAGCAAAAGCAGTTGGCAGTTGGCCAACAACATCTAGCGTAGATACAGGATTCAACAATCCAGATGGTACAACTGATGCAACACCTGCCAGCACACCTTCATATGGTGTTGTAGGCGGAGTAACTTCTTTAACAGGAGATCAAGTTTTAACACGTGTAGCGATTGGAATTGCTGGTGTAGGCACGATTACAGTAAGCACTGCTTCTGCAGACATAACAGGAATAGGAACAGACTTAGTAAATACATTTTCAGATGGTACAGCAGTATCTACAAGTGACGGTACAGTATTAGGTTACATAACTGACATTGCAAATGCGAATGCCACATTCGCTACATTCTCAGCAAATTCACTAGCAGACGCCACTTCAAGTGAATATGTATACGCTGATAATGCTGCAGGTTATATTATTCGTCAAAAAGGAAAACGTAAATATTTAGTAGGTGATGCTACTACTGTAAATGACGAAGATATGGTAGCAGGACGTGCTTACAGAATAGTTAGTGTAGGAAATACTGACTGGAATTCTGTTGGTGCAGGTGCTGATGCGGCAGCAGGAAAAATTTTCATTGCGACGGCAGCTGGTGCAGGAACAGGTACAGTAAATTTAGTTGGTACTTGCAGAACAGCAAACTTAGCAAATGCAGATTTGACTGTAAACACCATGAATTTAGTAGGCACTACTGATGCACCTGCTACAGTTCGTTTAGACAGTCTGACAAATTATTTTGCTACAGACTTTACTGATAACGGTACTGATGAAAATGCAGGTACGAAATACGTTGTAACTTTTAACAGTGCAGTTGCAGCAAATGTAGATTTGGGTTATCCTAACGGAGTTATATCAATACAAAAAGGTTAATTTATAACTTAGTTTTAAAAAAGCGACTTCGGTCGCTTTTTTAATGGGAATTTGTTAATCTTTCTAATTTATCTTTAACAACATCAAAATTTACTGTGTTGAATAAACCAGGGTGTAATGGTTTAGGATAGTTCTTAACATCTACCCAACAATACCCTATATGTTCTTCATTTAATAATGGAATGAATTCATTATCTATTGGACAAAAGAATGTATGATATGTGAATGTGTTATTTACAAATTTTTGAATCGGAATTAGTTTGGGGGTAGTAGGAAAAAACTGTATTTCTTCATGACACTCACGTTCTAATCCTTGAATAATTGTTTCATTATTTTCTAATTTGCCACCAGGAATACCCCAAACAGATAAATTTTTATCATCACTGCGCAATAAAAATAAAAATCTATTTGTAGAAGTAGAGTAGAAAAAAACTCCTGCACTTGTATTTGACTTGCTCATATAGTAATTTATCAAATTTAAATTACTATACTAAAATCTCCAGCAGCATACCAACCTTCCCAAGATTTCATCCATGAATTATTAACAAATCTATACTGTAAGCCTGTAGTTAAATTAGTAACGTACTGTACGTTAGTAAGTACTGTGCTATCAAAGCTTACGAACCATTCACCAATAACACCATCGTATTCAATTATATCATTAGCATGTGCAACTAAGGCTCCCCATCCTTCAGTGGCACTTAGTGGGATATTACTGCCAATATCTTCAACAATTAAATATCTTTGTCCTGCAACTGCATTTGGTAAACCATTACCCGGTGATTTAACTGAGGGATTTATAACACTATCAACTGCCCCTAATGTATTTTGAGGTAACGTATCAGGGTCAATGTTGAATATTAATAATCTATCATCAGTTGGATTAAAAGCTATAGTGCCAACTATTTCTGTATCCATATAAGGATTTTCTAACCAAATTTGGCTTATGCCAGGTCTTACTGTACCATATACATTGAGAAATGCTTTCCAATATACATTCGTATTAGGATTAGTTGGTAAATCCATGCTTTCATTATTAGGATAAAAAGGTGTTCCGTCAGGTAGTATTTGCAATGAATTACCTAATAGTAATAATTTGTATCCATAAGGCGTAATTTTTTGTCTAGTTCCTAATAGTAAATCATCATCTTGCATATCTGTAAGCGCATTGCCTTGGAATATACTAGCAATAATTTTGTAGATAACACCAAGCTTTTTAACTTTAGCACTAGAACTTATCCAAATAGGCATGTAAAATGTCCAAGTCATAATGTCTATAGGATTGCCTGATCCAACTGGAATAGTTCTGCTACTAAAAGTAAGTCTATCCTGATAAACAACACTTAGACTTGTCCAGTCAATAAAGTTATCTGTACTTTGAATTTCCATTGACGGGTTAAATAAAACGCCTAATTGTTCTAATAATTCTAATTTTTGATTATAGTTTGTAGTCCAAAAATCAACAGTAATACGTAATGTGTAAGGTACAGGCATCAAACGTTCAACTGTAAAGGCATCACCTTGCGTGGTTTCAAATTGTTGTGTATCTTCATTAAAGGTTCTGCGACGAACACTTGTTTTATCAGTAAAATAAGGACTTTGTGTTCTTGTTTGATCGTACTCTAAACCAGAGATATAATACGTAATCATAGGTGCACTTGGTAAACTACTTGGACTGTTATTTGCTATAACAGTTGATGCTTGTCTACTTTGATCACCGTATTGTATCGGAACTCTTATAAGAATTTCATTCCCTGCAGGATCTTTTCCTTTAGTAACATACCAATTACTAAAAATTCTTGCGAACTGCACTAAAAAACGTCTTATTTGATTGTCATAAAAATATTGTGCCATTTAATTCCTTAGTCTGGTGTAATTGTAAGTATTGATGAAAGCGGTTGTTGTTGTGGGATTGTTCCACTTGTTGTTGCAGTGACATTGCTATTATTAATGAAGGATGAAAGCAATGATTGATCGCCATCTTCGAATGCGACTCCTGTTCTGACATTCTCACTTATTCTAACCCAAATAGCACCGTCATAGCGGAACAATTGTTGTGGTAGATAATCAATTCGTAAAACGTATTGCCCAACTGTTGGATTAGGTGGAAATTCTATAGCTGAGGTAACCGGTTCGCCATTTGGAGCCTCACCTGTACCAACTAAGTAACCATCTAAATAACCAAATCCAGTTGGACTACTTCGAACAATAAATCTAAATCTTGGGTCACAGTCAGCACGGAAGTCCATATCAGGTGTTAACTGTGTTGTGTCAAATCCAGGTTGTTCGGGATCAGCGTCAGCAAATGCATATGTGTTATCCGAAGTACCAAATGGTACTGAAACAGGACCAAACGCTTTAACTGCTAATACAATGTCAGGCTCAACTGGTCCTGATCCTGTGTCTGTTAATTCAGGCGCTATTTCTGCTAATTCTAAACTCATTTGTATAAAGGCTTGTATTGCATCCATATCACCTGCCTGCTCTTGCAGTGACGCTAAAGCAGCAGCACTTATACGTATGATAGGACTAGGAGTAAAGCCTGCCGGTTGAACTATTTCTAATGAACCTAATGCTAATTCAGGATCGCCATTTCTAATAATAAGGCTTACAGGTGGAGCAGGTTCATCAGCCTCAGTTGGTAAAATGTAAAGTTGCGATCTATCGTATCCTGTTTTAGGTACAATACGTTTTGCTTCTGCAATAGCTGCTTCATTAATTTGTATATTTTTATTGTACCTACTAATTATGTCTTTCAGGTTATCAGCAGTATCACGTTCCCAATACAATTCATAATAATTAGTATTTGTTATTGGTGTTCCCGCAGGAGTTAATTGTGTGGTCACGTATGTTTTTCCGTCTTTTGTTACTGTAGTACCAATTGGATATTCTTTTGTTTGCGACCAAGCTACTCCCTGACAGGGAATACCAGCTGGGACCTCTTTTACTGGAGTCCAGTTTGTGTCACCATAAGTCACAATATAGCCAGGCACATATGTTTTTGTCTTATCCCAGTCACCTAAGTAATTTTCTTTGTTAATTGGTTGTTCAAGTATGTCACTAAATTCTTGGCTGTCTACTAGTGGCTCACACTTAATTCTCCATAAGTGTGGATACCACGTTTGACTGAAGCCCTCACTCGCATAGTTCGCATCTGTTATTTGATAGTATCTACGCAATCCAATGGGTATAGTTTCATTTAGTGGATGATAGTCTGTTAAATGAGGAAGTTCTAATACATCACCTACCATTAATTTCCGACCCAATAGTTCAATCATTGTATTGTAGTGAACAGTGATAAAAATTATGTCATTGTTTAAAAACAAGCCAAACTGACTTAAATCAAAATCTAGATTTTGTACATTATAGTGACCACGTATTCTAAATATGTCAGGTGCGTACTTTCTATCTCGGTTCTCTAAAAACAGTAAGTCCTGTATATTCAATGGGTCTAGATTATTGTATTGAGGTTGGGTGAAATCTTTGCTTGGACCTTGATCTGCAGGCCCTAAATACTTGTGTATGTACAGGTCTGTTCCACCCACAGTAAACATTTCATTAATAGTTCTGTCCAAAAACTTATAGTCTTGGGTTTTGTCTGGACGGTAAAGTGATAATCTAGGCATTTGTCATTCCGATAATATAGTATTTAGTCATAAATCCGTTACTAATATGACAATTCCAAAAGGTTGCAATTAAATACAGGGTATGCTATAATAGCAGTTCGTTAATAATAGGAGCAAAGCATGTCCCGTAAGTCCAAAAATTCAGATCATGCAATGATCAAAGCCCTAAATCCAAAAGATAGTGATACCAAATATACAGGGGATGAGCCCTTTTTTGCTATTCAACCAGATAGTGAATTTAGAACGAGTGCAATGGCTAGGGCTTTTAGCTGGTACACAAGGTTCTATGTTCGTAAAGATGCAAAAGATTTACTAATTCAATATCTTGAATTGAACGACCGTAAGGCTGATGCTAAGATTTTAGCAAAAGCACCTGAAAGTGAAATTCTAACTACATATGGTTGGCTCGCACGTATGACATTGCGTGGATTGCAACTAACTGAGCATGAAGAATTGTCACTGCAAAATGAAATTGTAAGATTAATAAATTGTGTTCATAAACCTGAGACTGTTTTTAAAAGTAATCTAACACCACAGGAAGTAGAAGTAGAAAAAGAACCTGTGAATCGTCCCAATGTGCAAGAAATTATGCGTGAAAAAGCACGTGAGGCGACAGGTGAAATAATTGGCTTATTTGATGATTTTGTTCAGGCTGGATTGAAGGGCAATTTGCCAGGCAAACCTATTGACATTCTTGCAAAGCATAACATTCTTCCACAACATATCCCCATCATTCTTGACGTTTGGAAGAAAGAACTTAACGAATGGTACGAAGTGCAAGAAGGCAAAGACCCACAACTTGTAGAGGGCTATAGTCAGTTCGGTAAAGTGCAAGTGAAAAACATGATTAAGGCTATTGAGCAAGTCATCAGCGACCTTAATAGTTATATCAGCATCAAAAAAGCAAGCAAGACACCTCGCAAACGCAAACCAGTACCGGTTGAGAAAATTGTTGCTAAACTCAAGTATCTTAAAGAATTTAAAGATACTGCAGCTAAACTAGATTTAGTTAGTGTACACCCAACAAAGCTACATGGTGCTAGCGAAGCATGGGTATATGATACTGCAAAGCGCAAACTGCATCACTACATTGCCGATCAATACAGTCAATCATTTACTATTAAGGGTAATACTATTCTTGGCTTTGATACAGGCAAGAGTGAGATTAAAACATTGCGTAAGCCAGGTGAACAACTTAAAGAAATTATGGGCAGTAAGCCCGCAGCACGTAAATTCTTTGAGGGTATCAAAGCAACTGCTACAGTACCAAACGGTCGCTTTAACGAAAACATGATTATTCTAAAGGCATTTTAAGATGAATATTGATTTAAACAAATATCAACACTTTGTAGAAAAAGTTACTAGTCAGCCAAGTAATGATTTGACTACCTTTATGTCTGAGTTAGACAGACTTGATGCGAACTACGAAGTGTTTGACGGTGTAATGAAGCATGGACCTGACGTTAATTTACCACTACTTATTACAGCATGTATGGGGTTAGCAGCAGAATCAGGTGAGTTTATTGAGATCCCTAAGAAGATTATCTTTCAGGGTAAAGCACTTACTGATGAAAACGTGTTTCATATGAAACGTGAACTGGGTGACATTATGTGGTACTGGATCAATGCTTGTAGGGCACTTCAGCTAGATCCAAATGAAGTTATTGCAGAGAATGTTAAGAAGCTTGAATCACGTTATCCGGGCGGAAGCTTTGACCCATACTACAGTGAAAATAGAAAAGAGAACGATCTTTAATAAGGCTTCCCCAGATAAATACACTATCTGGGGATTATTTTATGCCATCATCATACACATTACAACAACTTAAGGATAATTTATTTAAAGATTTGCGCTATCGTTTAGGTGACGGAATTGTAGACGTAGAACTCGACCCTGAGCATTATGAAGCAGCATACAGATATGCAATTAAAGTATATCGTCAACGTGCGCAAAATGCTACAATTGAATCATACACATTATTTGAGATACAAAAAAATCAAGAGGTATACACACTTCCTGATGAATTTATAAACGTGAGACAATTGTTCCGTAGAACAGTAGGATTAGAAACAGGGCCAGCAGCAAGTAGTTTTGACCCATTCAGTAGTGCAATACTAAACACGTATCTACTCAACTATAACTACGCAGGTGGTCTAGCAACATACGATTTCTATGCAGGTTATATTGAATTAGCAGCACGTATGTTTGGTGGCTATGTCATTTTTACGTTTAATCCAGTTACTAAAGAATTACGTATTGTTCGTGATCCTAAGGGTTCAGGAGAAAAAGTTTTAATATGGGCAGATATTCAACGTCCTGAATTAGAACTATTACAAGACCCAGGTGCAGGTGTTTGGATAGGAGATTGGACACTTGCGCAATTAAAGAGTATTTTAGGTGAAGCACGTGAAAAGTTTGCAAGTATCGCAGGACCAGCTGGAGGCACAACGTTAAATGGAACTGCACTTAAAGCTGAAGCAAAAGCATCACAGGATCAACTCATCGAAGATTTACGTAGATACGTTGATTACAGTCAACCGTTAACTTGGGTACAAGGTTAACCTTTAACATATGAAACCAGTCTTTTTTGTAATATAATATGTTACAAGGAGATAAAATGCTAGTCAGCGTCACTGGATTTATAGGATCAGGCAAGGATACAATTGCCGACTATTTGATTACTGAACATGGATTTAAAAAAGAAAGTTGGGCTGGCAGCTTAAAAGATGCTGTTAGTTACGTGTTCGGTTGGGATCGTGAATTACTTGAGGGTAAAACAAAATATAGTCGTGAGTGGCGTGAGCAAATAGATCCTTGGTGGAGTGACCGACTGGATATGCCTAAACTCAGTCCACGTTGGGTATTACAACAATGGGGCACTGAAGTAGGTCGTCAAAGCTTTCATAACGATATTTGGATAGCAAGTTTAGAAAACAAACTTAGACAAAGTAAAGATGATATTGTTATTACAGATACAAGATTCCCCAACGAATTAAAAGCAATCAAAAGACTAGGTGGCATCACAATCAGAGTTCATCGTGGTCCTAAACCAGATTGGTATGAAGATGCTATTTCAGTTAATAAAGGACCTAGACATATAGGTTGGTCATTGGGGAAAGATAGGCTTAATAAATTAGGAATACATCCTAGCGAATATAGTAGTGTTGGCTTAGATTTTGATCATGAGATACATAACGATAGTACGATTGATGACTTATTTGAGTGTGTGAAACACATGTTACAGTTGAACTAATCAACCTCTAAATCTCCACGTTTCCAAATAGTCTCCCTGCGCTTTACTATTTCAACACAATTTAGACAAACTGTGCGTAGATTAAATAGGTCTACGTTGTTTAAATTTCCATCAATATGAAACACTAATAACTGACTGTCATAAAGCTTTTTAAACCCACATATATCACATGTGGGTTTTTTCTTGTACCCAGCCAGCTTCCATTTTGGCTGCTGCGGAATTAATTTTTTGTTTTTGCGTCTGCACTCCTCACACTTACTCCTATAGTGTCTTACTCCGTCTCTATAGTAATTTGCTGCACAAGGGTTTTTATTGCAGACCTTGCAA